ATATGGATTACCTGCACAAAGTTATACTGCTCCGTATCCAGGCACACAAAGTACAAGTCAATCATCTACTCCAAGTTTGTTTGATGTTGGCGCAAAGATATTACCGTTCTTACCGTTCAGTGATTCAAGACTAAAAGAAAATATTAAATTTAAAGAATCAGTTGATGGAGTAAATGTTTACTCTTACAACTATAAGTGGGAAACAAAATCACGCATAGGACCAATGGCTCAAGAACTATTGGGCACAAAATATGAATCAGCGGTTCATCCACATGCATCAGGTTATTATACTGTTGATTATAATAAGTTGCCTGGTAAGATCCAAAAGATGGCAGAAGTAATTTAAGGAACAACAATGGCTTATGATCAATTAGGAAATTATATAGGTGAATACGATACACAGGATAGTTATGACTACGGCGGCGGACCAATTGCTCCTGACAATACAGCACCAATATATCAAGGTGAAACAGAAGAAGAACGCAGAAAGCGTGAAGAGGAAGAAGCCAAGGCTGCTGGTGAATCAGTTCAACACGAACAAAAAGTTGTTACCTATGCTGATGGTAGTCGCACAGTAGAAACAAAACAAGAAGTTCCACCAAGCACTCCAGTAGAACCTGTTCAACCTACACAGCCTACTGGAAATAGAGTAGCACCTGTTCAGCCAATAGCACCAATGCGTCCTGAAGATCAAGCCGCTTACAATGCTAACATACAACAACAAGAAAGTGGTGCACGTCCTGACATTGGCTATCACGATCAAACTAAGAGTTCAGCATTTGGTCCATTTGGTATGACTGCTGGTGCTTATCAAGATGCTCGTAAATTAGATCCTAGTTTACCACAAGATATTCGTCAAGCAAATCCTGAGCAAATGACAAGAGCACAAAATGCTTATACTCAACAGAATGCAAGTTACTTACAAAGTTATGGTATACAACCTACTGCCAATACATTAGCGGCAGCACATTTTGCAGGTGCCAAAGGTCTTAGTGATTTTATGACTAAGAAAGATGAGTTTGGTCGTCCTTTCATCAGTCCACAAGCACAGGCTGCCAATGGTGGCTATGACAAAGCGGCAGCAATTATTAATTCTAGATTAGGTGGACAACCAGCGGCAGCAAGTGGTGCGGCACAACAACGTCCACAAATGGGACCAGTAAGTCCTGAGCAAGCAGATCAACAAGCACAACAATTTGCACAACAATTTAAACAGTATCAGCCAGTAAGTCCTGAACAGGCACAGGCACAACCTCAACCTGCTGTTGAAGAACCTAAAATGGCTCCAAACAGTTATGATGAATTTGGCACACCAGTTTATAGTCCAGAACAAAAACAATTAGACACACAATTAAAAACATTAGAATCAATACAAAATGATCCTAGAGCATTGATGAACTTTGATGGTCCAGACTGGATGAAGGATCGTGCTAAGAATCGTGCCGCAGATCTTTTAGCCACAGAACGTGATAACCAAAAAGCCAAAGAAGAAATAACTAAGATGGATCCCACAGATCTAGCCAAACATCTACGTAATAAGGATGATGATACATTATCAAACCGTATCAAAGCAATGTTATTTTCTTGGTCCGGTAATACTGTAATGGCTCAACGTTATATGGATAAGATTGAACCTGGTAAGGATCAATATCTAATGGGCGCAGATGGTAAGCCATATATGTTAACTGTTAAAGCCAATGGTGAAGTAACAGGTGGCTTTAATGCTGAAACAGGTAAGGCATTAAATGAAAGTGAAATGGTTAAAGTAGCCGCAGGCGCAACAGCACAAAAAGGCGCACATCAAGCGGCGGATCAATATGCTGATCCTGCTGGTAAAGTTAAAGGAACATTTGTATTAGAAACTCGTGCTGGAGCAACTCCAATTTATAAAGAGATTGGCACAGGTCGTCCTGCAACAGCAGAAGAAAGTGCTGTGTTACGTAAGACAGGTGTTGCAGGAACATTAGCAGATCAACTTGCAAGTCAAAGACAAAAACTACAAGAACAAACTCGCTTTATGGCTCCGCAAGAAGCACTTAAATTTTATGGTAGATTTGATGCTGAGAATAAAACAAACTTTGCTGAAGAATACAAAGCACAGAATCCTCAATACTTTACACCAGGCGCAGCCGGCGCAGTCGCAGGTGCTCCACAAGGACAAGCAGGTGCTCCACAAGGTAGTGCAACTTCTATTCCAGGTAATACAGCATTACCAGCAGATACTAGTGCTCCAACAACTAGTCAAGCAGCCAGTGCTCCAACAGGTAATAGTCCAGCGGCTATTAAATCTGCCCGTGAGCGTCAAGCAGAAGAAGAGAAATCTAAACTGAAGATAGGTGAAAAGCAAACTGAAGGTATCATTAAACACGTTAATGAAACCGTTGTTCCAGCAAGCATGGCAGCGCAAGAAGGTAGTGATGCTGTTAAACGTCAATTTAAAATTATCAATGAACCAACCAGTGATGCATTATTTGGATTATATAATAAAGCACAATCAAATAGTGCCACAGATAAGAATTGGGCAATCATACGTGACTTCTTAGGTGGCAAATTAGATCCTAATGATCAAACACAGATAAGTCAAGCAATAGCAAAAGTTAAATTAGATAGTAATGAAGAAGCCGCATATATTTTGTTTGCCGCTGAAACAACTAGGTTAGCCAATGCCGCTGTTAAATCAGGTGTATATGGAGCACAAATATCTAATGCAGATAGAACCAGTGCTGAAAAATCACAACTTGATATTGCGGCAACTCCCGCACTGGCTATATTTGCAGGTAAAGCACAACAACTATTTGGCTTTGATATGGCTCGTGCCAAAAGTGAATGGAGTGCTGATAAGAATTTTGCCACTGTGCCTCAGTTGGAAAAAGCATGGTCCAAAGAACAATCAAGATTGGTTGAACAATACGGTAAAGTTGCTGATGAACGCAATGCGTTTATCAAAGCCAACAGTGATAATAAACCAGCAACAATTGGTTTAGTTCGTAAAGCATATCAAATGTATCCAGTACCACAATATGATCCTAACTTAAATGATGGCAATGGTGGTTGGAGAAATATGCGTAGACGTGATGTAAATGATATTTTGAAAGGCAACAGATAATGGATCCAGAATTACAAAAAAGAATTGATGAAGCCAAGGCTGAAGGTTATAATGATGAAGAGATTGCCAAAGCATTAGGCATGGAACCTCCTGCACCGCAGGCTACATTACCCAATAGTCCCACTGTTCCTATTTTAAGTGCAGAAGAAAAGGCAGCATTTCAACAGGCTGATAAACAAACTGCTGAAAGAAACACTGGCGAGAATTATAATACTGCTGCCGCAGGCGCTGCCGCTGTAACAGTAGGTGGACTTGGCACATATGGTGCTTATAAAGGTTTACAAAGTCTTGGACAAAAAATAATGCAGCCAGTTGCTCCTGGCCCAATGTCAGCACCAACAGCACCCATTGCTCCGCAGGCAGCGGCAGCAAGACCAATGCCAACACCAGGAACCAGCAATGTCTATCAATTACGTCCAGTTGCTCCAGAACCTAGTATGACTAATCAAGTTAGACAAGCAGCCGCTTCTAGAATTATGCCAGCAATGGGACAAGCAGGTCAAATGGCAGGACAAGTATTATCCAAAGCCGCACCATTAATGCGTGGTGCTAACATTGCCGGAGCAGCAATGTATTCCGGCGGCTTAAATACTAACGAAGAAGAAGAATTGCGTAAACGCAGAATGATGCAACCAACCATAACGAGATAATATGACAACAGCAGAACAACTAACATTAATCTTTAAAAATAACTTTGTTGCATACTTTAGAAGTCATGCCGCACATGTAAACATTACAGGGCGTAATTTCCGTAGTGATCACAAATTACTTCAAGGTGTTTATGAACGTAGACAAGCACAGATTGATGCCATTGGTGAGATACTACGCACCATGCAGGAATACATGCCCTGCGATATCAATGATGTTGTTCTTGACAGTACTATACCAACAGATGCTATTGAAGGTAATGCAGATACATTATTAGAGTCAGTGATGATGGATCTTGAACATTTGTTAGAAGATTATAAAGCATTAATTACAATAGCCACCGATGAAGATTTAGAAGAAATTAGCAACTACGCACAAGACCAAGCATTGGATTTAGAAAAAAGTATTTGGATGATTCGTAGCACATTAGAATAAGTTAAGACGCCACAAGCACTATCAAGAACCCAGGGATTTTGCGTCTTTCTATCTGGGGCATCAAGGAATTGGCAGGCCGGTTTGTTCAGTGCTTAACTTTTTATAAGCATAACTACCTTTAATAATATAACCAGCACGGCGATGTAGTTCTAAAAAGGCTGTTTGATTTTCCAATATTGAATTACTGCAAATAAGTTTAACATTTACAATGGTAGCGTATTCTTCCCATAATTCAAATATGTCTTTGATTAGTTTAATGCGTAGTCTAATTGGTAAAGTTAAATCCACTTGTGCCATATCACAGATTAACAAAGGATCACTGCTCCAATAGTTTTTATTCCCAACATGCGCCCAAGTATAACCAAGAATATAACCGCTGTTATCAACAGCAACACTGATTAAAGTAGTTCTTGGTTCATACATTTGATCTATAACAGCATGTGTTATGTATTTTGCATAAAGAACTGGATCAACTATGAATAGTTCATTAAGTTCATCTCGGTGATTGTTATAAGATATATCAACTATGCGATTAATATCATCTATATGGGCAGGTTTCCATGTATAACTCATTGCTATTCCTTGCGTAAATCTATATTTAACAAGCATAAATAATATTATGGAACAGAACAACATAGAACAGAAACCCGAAGAACCGATTTCTTATAAAGGCCAACGCGGCGGATATAGACATAATGCCGGTAGACCCAAAGGTAGAAAAGACTCAGTAACCGTTCATGGTTTGTTAAATGCTTTGGGCAAACAAACTGGCGGCCGAGAATACGAAGAATTATTAGTTGAAGACTTTTTAGCGGCCCGCAATGAAGGTGATAAGCAAACAACATTAAAGTATCACAATTTAATCTTGAATAAGGTTATGAATACTTTGGCTAAGATTGAAGTCACAGACAGCGCAGATGCTATACATACCAAACAACTAGCCTTTGCTGAAGCACTAAGCAAATTAACTGGTATTAATCAAGAAATTAATCTAGATGATCTTCAAGAAGAAGATGCTGAATAAAAAAGTATAAATAACACTATGCCGTTAATTAAATCAACAAGCAAACCAGCATTCACTAAGAATGTTAAAAAAGAAATCGCCGCAGGAAAGCCTCCAAAGCAAGCCGTGGCAATCGCATACGCTACTAAGCGAGCGGCAGCAATGAAAACAAAAGGAAAATCAAAATGAAACATAATAGCATTACACAAAGCGATATGAACTTAGATTTTGACGGCATGGCAGGTAATGGCGTTAATCGTGGTGCAAACAAATTCGCAGGTAATCAACACGCAGGTGTTCAAAACCCAAACAAAATGTTTAACAACAAACGTGGTCCAACAGTTGGTAACAAAAGTGACGATGACAGCACATATCCAGATGCTGCCGTAGTTCCAAAGTTTACACCCGGTAAGGACATGTTCCCAGGTAGTGCAAATCCACAAGTTCGTGAAAGCGGTGGTGGACGTTTTAAAGGCACTAGAGCATTTGAACCAGCAATGGGCCAAAACTACAAAGGCAACGCTGACAAAATTAACATGGGTCGTGGTCCAACGAAAGGAAATCAAGTATGATAGTTCCAACATATCAAGTAACAGGACTAACACATTTAGTTACTGCTACAAGTTCCAGCAGTGAAATCAATATTACTACTGGTGAAGCCAGTGTCGGCTTTAATGGACAACCTGGACCATACTATTTAAAAATAACCAATGGTAGTGCCAGTGAAAATGTTTATTTTGTCACAGGTACAACAAGCCAAACAGCAGTTATCCCTACAGGTGATGGTGAAGATGCTGGTAGCACTCCTATTCCTGCATATGGTGAAGTTATTGTTCAAGTAGCAGAGCCAAGTTTACCAGCAGTAACAATCTATGTTGCTTGCATAGCAGCCAATTCAAGCCCAGTGTTTATCACTCCGGTATTATTAGTATAAGGAAAACAAAATGAGAATATCTACATCTAATCCACAAACAAAGGCCATCAACCAAAAGCGTGGTCCTACAATGGGCAATCAAGACATGGGTGACAAGCGCACAACATTCATGAAAGAAAAAGCCACAAGCGGTAATGAGAAATCAGCACTGGCAGATATGGTAACAGATGCTGTGGCTGCTCGCGGTCGTGGCATGCAAGGCTTTCGTGATCCCACAGTTGAAGGCTTACACGCTGACACCAATGTTGGACCAAAGAAGAACTTTACTGCTGATAGTAGCAAGTTGCCAGCAAAATATAAAAAGCCTATATCTAAAGGCTAATTGTAGTAAATACAAGAGAGGCATTAGCCTCTCTTTAGCATAGAAAATTAAGGAATAGAAATGACTAAAAAAATACAATCACCTACACCCACAGATGTAGAAAGCCCATGGGGCGATGATCCCACAACAGAAGAAATACTAGAAGTAGCAAATACTATTGCTGGTGTTGAATCTAAAACACCTAAAACTCCCAAATCAACCAGTAACGCAGAATATGACTTAGAAGGTCTAATGACAGACTTTCCCACAGCCAAAGAACTAGAGCGTTTTGTCTTTGATGAAACAGGCGTAGTCTTAAACTTAAAAGGTCGTGCCAACAAACTAAAATATCAAACTGCCATGGATGTATTAAATGGTGAAGACATTGATCCAAAGTTAATTGGCAGTGACAATCCATACATTGACAGAGCAGACATGGTTCCAGTTGAACCATTCCCAGAAATCCCCCCACGTGATCCTACATTGCCACCTGAAAGCGAATTACAGAATTACTTCTTTAGTCCTTTTGTTCCGCATCCAGATCCAGACTTTAGAGCAGTTGGTAAGAAATGTCATTGCACATTCCGCAAATACAATGACGGCACAATCAGTTATGAAATTAACGGACCATGGGAGAAAAAAGAACATGGCACAAAGATTGACAAGTATGGTCGTGAGCGTCCAGAGATCATTAAATGGATTGGTGCTTGCACAGGCGAACAAACAGTTCAGCGTGAAGATGGAACACTAACTCCAGTTGGTCGCAGACTACGCACTATGATGCAGAGTATGCGTATCAATGCTGGCAACATTTGGGATACATTTGTTGACAGAGACTTTGGACAATTTAACAGCGAAGCCATTGTTGATCCATGGGGCACGGACACAAGAGTATGAGCACAGATCCAACAATGAGAGATGGACACATCTTCCAAGCACAGCAAGAGCGTATTGTTAGAGATACATTAATCATGCAAAAGGTTAATAAAGCACACAGAGAAGCATTTAAAACACGCTTTCCAGGACAGGTAGAACACATACTACGTTTAACTGCTGAACGCTTACAAGCAATGCTAACAGCCAAGCCCACTGATCTTGCTAATCCTGAAACATGGGTCAGCACAGCAGCGGAGATTCGTGATTTAAGTGAAGCACTTTATTATCTAGCATATATTAATAAAGAACATCCTGTTCTTGGAGAAGACGGTGTTCAATCTAACGCATGATGAATCAAGTGCTGTAGACATAGGTGGAGTTTGGACTGGTCCTGATGAGTTTGAACTTCACTTTAGATTGAATTCTGATTCTCAAGAAGATATAGAAATACATTTAGTATTATCCCGAGATGAACTGCGATCATTGATCAAATATCTAGACAACAAACTTGCTTTAAACTTTATGAGAACTATGTAATGCTGGGCAATGAAATATTAATGTCAAGAGCATTAAACTGGGTTGTGGACAAACATGACTTAACTTTAGATGCATTAACCAATCTAAATGGCGATTTAAAAACTAAACTCATGGACCTTAGCATTGAAGTTGCTGAAGATATGAAGTACAATAGTCTTAAATACTTTAGACCATTTGAACATCAAAAGAAGTTCTTCTTAACTGGTTCTGCGGATCGTAGAGGAATACTTGCGGCAAACAGGGTTGGTAAAACAGTAAGTACCTGTTATGAAACTGCCATGCACTTAACTGGCATATATCCAGATTGGTGGCAAGGGTATAGATTCAAACAGCCTATTACCTGTATGGTAGCCGGAGAAGGTTGGAGTCAGGTAGCCTTAGTGCTACAAAATGAATTGTTAGGAACACAGGATGTTAAAATTACTGAAAACTTGGGAACTGGTGCTATACCGCGTGATTGCATTATCAGTGACACTATGCGTAATGATGGAGCCAACAATATCGGTTGTGAAATTCGTCATGTATCTGGAAGTAATAGTTATCTGCTATTTGCTAACTACACTCAGGAGGTTAGACAACTCCAAGGATTTAAATTAAACTTAGCAGTATTTGATGAACAACCGCCCGACGACTTTTTCAGTGAGATTGTTACGCGAACTGCTACCACGCAGGGTAAAGTTCTATGTTCGTTTACACCGCTTAAAGGACTTAACGGTCTTGTAAGTAAGTTTTGGAACAACGAAGAAGGCTATGAATATATTCGTGTGTCATGGGATGATGTACCAGAGTATAGTCCTTGGAACGAACCATTCTTATTAAAAGAAACAAGACGACAATTAGAACGAGACTACTTACCACACGAGCGTGAAGCCCGTATTGCTGGCAAACCAGTAATGGGTAAAGGTGCTGTATTCCAAATCGGCAACTGGCCCACATACAAAACAGGAGAGATTGATTTCCTACGTATGCCCAGAATACAACGAGTCATTGCACTTGACTTGGGCTTGGTCAACGACAAAACAGTTATTAGTTTAGTATATTGGGAACCACATGAAAAAACTGCTTACTTACATAGACAAATTGTTGTGCAGGGTATTGAAGAAGCAGTCCCAACTCAGTATATCAATCATTTACTTCGTCCTGAAGTATTCGGTTGTCC